GAAGAATTTACTTTTAAGTCAGTGATAGGGTGTATCCTGATTGGAGCCGGAACATTGCTGATGGTTCTGTGATACAAATTCCGGTTTGTAAGGATGATAGCGAGTTTTATATTTGAAGACTAAAAGTCCCGGATAATTCATCCGGGACACCTCACTATATCCTTTTATCCTACTATCTCTTGTCCGTCATTCAGCTGGAATACCAGCTCGCCGTTTTTCTTTACTAGGACCTCCTTTACGAGTCCTACCCAAAGGTCCTCATCAAACTCACCGGCAAACCGCTCCCCGTTTTCTAATGCGGCAATGAACCGCTTGAACTTCTCTGCACGGGAGCGTCTCTTCATTATCTCAATCTGTATCTCATTAAGCTCGTTGAGCGCTGCATCATATACTTTTTCCCGGTCCTCATATTTTATTATATACTCCTGCTGATCAAAAACATTCGATCCGTTCTCTTTTATGAGGTCATCAATACTTTCACGTGCAAGCGTAGCGTTGTTTTCAGCCTCGTCTCTCTTCTGAGCCAGTTCATCCGTTCCGCATACCATCTCCATCATGATCTTTGCATTCTCAACAAGTTCTTCCTTATTAAATAAGACCTTCTTTGCTACCGCGCAGAACCGTTGCTGTATTTCTTTCTCAGGAATAGTTGGAGTAGTACATTTCTTCTTATATTTGCTGTTGCATTGATAGACAAATTTTCTCCATCTTGGCACATTAGAATAATACTCCTTCCGACCATACCATCCGCCACAACACTCACATTTTAATTTTCCGGACATTATGCCGACCCCGCTGTGCCTATCTGTACAGCGTCGCTTCATCTCGATCTGCACCTCATCAAATATCAAGGGATCGATAATCGCCGGATGATGATTTCTTATATATATCTGCTTAATTTCTCCATTATTCTTCTTTGTCTTTTTTGTAAGGAAGTCTGATACATACGATTTTTGTGCAAGTGCATCGCCTTTATACTTCTCATTTGTCAGAATAGAACGTACTGTTGATGCCTGCCATTTCTTCTTGCCGGCCGGTGATTTTATACCCATCTCGCTGAGTCTGTTTCCTATATTATAGGGGGACAGCCCGGAAATAAACATCTTGTATATCATCCTTACTATCTCAGCCTGCTCTTCGTTTATAACAAACTCTCCGTTCGGCCCCTTGTCATATCCAAGGAAAGTGGAGTATGCGACAGATACCTTGCCATTCTCGAAGTTCTTCCTTATGCCCCATGTCGTGTTTTCCGAAATGCTGCGTGATTCCTCCTGAGCAAGTGAGCTCATGATGGTTATGAGGAGTTCACCCTTTGCATCAAGAGTCCAGATATTCTCCTTCTCGAAGTATATCTCTATCCCATTCTCCTTCAGAGTTCTTACAGTCTGAAGGGAATCTACTGTGTTTCTGGCAAAACGACTGACCGACTTCGTTATGATAAGATCGATCTTCCCGGCAAGGGCATCTTTTATCATATTATTGAAGCCGTCTCGGTTTCTGGTAGACGTAGCTGATATACCCTCATCCGAATACAATCCGGCAAACTCCCATTCCGGACGGCTCTGTATATACTCTGTGTAATACTTAACCTGTGTCTCATAGCTTTTTTCCTGCTCATCCTTGTCGGTAGATACACGGGCATATCCGGCTACCCTGCGTTTCTTTACGCATTCATCCTTTACTATGATAGGTTTATTCAGTTTTTGCGGGATCTCGTATATCTCCATATCTGCTTTCTCTTATTCTTGTAGAATATATGGAACTCCTCGTCATAAACTGTTATTGTTTTAATCTCTCCATCAACCGCTTCCATAAGCCAGTCCTCGTACACATACTTTAATGTACACTTCTTATCCGTAGGTCTCTCCTTACGCTGACAGACCCACCTTCTTCCGTGCTTGATAAGTTTCCCTCCGCATAGTCCGCATATAAGCTTTCCGGAAAAAACAGAAGGATCTGGTCTGACCGTATACAGCCTTGCCCTTTCGGCCCTGATCTCTTGTGCCCGGTCAAAAGTCTTCTTATCTATAAGTTCCTCATAAAGACCTTTAACTCCATACATCGGCCTCTCGCCTTTATTGACGTGACGCTTCCGGTCAAACCCCACATACGTTCTACCGAGGATTCCTGTACCGGTGTATGCCATATTCGAAAGAATGTCTTTGACGGTTGACTCATCCAGCGGCACACCTTTTCTCCCCTTAATCCCCGAAGAGGCTAATAGCTTCGTAATATAATGAGCCGACTTGCCACTTAGGTATAGGTCATAAATCTTCTGTACCACAAGGGCTTCTCTTCTTATAAGAACGTACATTTCTCCGTTCCATTCATATCCATACGGCGGTTTCGGACCGTTCGGAATTCCTTTTTTAAACTGCTTCTGCACACGCCATCTGACGTTGTCACCTATACTCTCACTCTCCGCCTGTGCTACTGCGGCAAGAAGCGTCAGCATCAGTTCACCTTCGGCTGAGACCGAGTGGATGCCCTCTTTTTCAAAGAACACATCAACTCCTAAATCCTTTAAAACTCTGGTAACCCGAAGTGTGTCAACTGTATCCCTAGCAAATCGGCTTATTGACTTTACAAGGATCATGTCGATCTTTCCAGCTTTGCTGTCTTCAATAAGCTTTTTGAACATCTCTCGCTTCTTAACGCTTCTGCCGGAGATACCGCTGTCCGCATAAACACCGACGTACTCCCATTCGGGATTTGACTGTATCAGCTTCATATAAGCGGTTATCTGGTTATGCAGCGAGTGATCCAGCATGTCTGTATTCATTGACACTCTCGCATAAGCAGCTACCCTTTTCTTTTTTACCGTCTTTACGGCTTCTCTTATAATCAGTTCCATCAGCGCTATATATTGCTCACATCCGCGGACTGTATCAACTTATTATTGAAGAGTAAACTGCCCAAACATGGCTGATACTTTTCGGTGAATTTTGCATTGATGCGATCATAGTCTTCCTGCGTCATGGCTTCCTCTTTAAGGAGCATTTTGGCGATGTGCATCGTGGCAATATACATCTTTTCTTCCATGGGATATCTCCTCCTACCCTATAGGCGAAGGAAATGATCAAAAGTTTACATTTCCTTCTACTCCTCCCAAGGACAGGTAGATGGATTATGAACGAGAGATTTTTGAAATTAACCGATACGGACTATCCGTAGACCTGACGAGACAAAAAATACCTGCCGGAAACCCGGCAGGCCATTTAGTCATATTTTTTCCCCTATTCATTTGTGACCTTCTATACATAGGCTCTTGAATATCGCTATCAATAAGTGTTATTATGCTTTTAAAATCTTTATTCTTTTGGGGGTGTTGATATGTTTTGTTTTAGTTGTGGTCAAGAATTACCCGATAACGCTGCGTTTTGTTTCAAATGCGGTGCTAATTTATCAACGCTTAGTTCAAACACTCCCACATTTCAGCCTCAACAGCGTACGTCACCATTAGTTCCTGCTAAATGTACAAATTGTGGCGGCGTGTTGGATATCAACCCGGCCTCCGAAGCCGCCATTTGTCCTTTTTGCAATTCGTCGTTTATCGTTCAACAGGCAATTCAGAACTATAATCTAAACATACAATCAAGCACTATAAACATTGCAAACGCTAATATTCAGACCGGTCCGTCTGTAGACAATCTTTTAGCAAGAGCCACTGATTATATAGCTAAACATAACTTCGAGGCTGCTCGATCCTACTATGAGCAGGTTCTTGATTATGATATAGACAATACCCAAGCTCGTACAGCTCTTGATATCTTGGATAATTACGCATTCACTGCATATCGCATCAATATGGTTTTTGTTGCTGGCCAACAATTGTTGGGACACCAATACATTATGTCCGTATTCTGTTCAAAATTTCTAATTGAACACATATTTGAGAATAATGTGAGAAAAACAACGGTAATTCCGTTTGATGACATTTCGACGATCAATAAGATACCAATTGGACAAAAGCCAAAAGGAATAATTATAAAATCCCTTTCAGGAAAAGATGTAAAAATGTTTATTACCGCCGAAAACGGCAGAAGCACTGTTGATGCTATAGACGAGATCGTAGATTTCTTTGATAATACTTATCTTCCTGAAGAACTCCCGGATCGCAGGGTTTTAGCAGAGGAAGGAAAAGAGTTAGTACCAAGTTTTCGGAATGGTAAGCCGCCCCTTCTTGCTCCGTGGAAGCCACAGCTTTTTGACGCTACATATAAATATATGCAACACGTTCATGTACCCTTTAGCGTTGCGTATCCCATTGTGGAAAAAATCGCATTCCCAAACAAATAGGATTATTATTGCCTAAAACACGCCCCTGTGAAAGACGTGCTTAATACATTACACTATTTGAATATCAATCATCTTGTGGTTTTTCTATAGAGTACAGTGCATGGCCTTTCGTCGCCTCGCTTCTTGAAATAAGCTCATACCGCTTGCCATCTTCCGAAATAACGATGGAGCCGTTTTTCATTAATAAATCAATTATCCTCTGACCATCGCCTTCCTTGGAACACAACTTGTTAATATACAGGTTTGCAAGATCGAGCATTTCATGAGCATTCAAATATCTTCCAGAATCCTCTGTAAGCAGCATGCGATAATAATGCTCTGCCTTATCATAATCCTTCTGTCTCATGTACATATCGGCCGCAATACCATATGCCTGTATAACTCCAGCTTCAGCTGATTCGATAATGAACTGATTGTATCCCTCTATATCTTTTTGAAGAGAGAGTTGTGTTTTATTTCGAATACCCAAAATGTGTGACCATTCTCTATCAGGATTATCACTGTCAAGAATCTGTTTAATATCCCTTTTTCTTTCTTTTCTACCCTGTACCAAATGGATACGTTCATCATCCAACAATTCTTGAAGATCGTTGATCTTTTCTATATATAGTTTTCTATACTCATATCTTTGGGAATCATCAATATCCGTTTCATAGTCATCAACGCATCTTACAAAGCTGCGAAGATTGCATAGCTCTAAAAGGCCTCTAAGATATAGTTCATCATCTTCTTCACTATAACTTGTGTGCCCTTCCTCATTTCTGTCATACCTTAGCTTTTTTAATGCATCCTTTGTTTCCTTAGAGAGTTTAACTTTAACTATTTCCTCGCAATGGAGGGCAACAGTAATAATGATAGAAAGATCCATATCAGAAACTTGATAATCCTGAACATCATTCAATTCGCGCATTTTCGCATACGTTTTCGCATAATTCTGTTTGTAATGGTTGTTTTCGACAGCATCCTTTGATATGTTGTATAACTTTATCTGCCATCCCGGTTTGACCACCATCTTCATATAATCCTGCCCAGCTTTACAGCACAATTCTTTTACATCGTCCAATCGTTTCCTTATTTCCATAATATGTCCTTTCTGGAATAATCGAGGCACATAATCATTTGATTACATGCCTCGCCAATTGAAGTTTAGCAATCACCGTTTCCAGCAACAGCATACTCCTTGCAAGCATCAGCCACGTGGGTTGATACTCTTTCAGCAGCAGCGGCATCCATCTTTGACGCAAAGATAATGCCCACTGTAGAGACACCAAGCGCAGCAATAAACTTCCAATCGATTAGAATTGTTAAGTCCATGACGCTACCTCCCTTCCTGGAGTGCTTCTCCATCATATATGGGGTAACCGCGCTGCTCCGTTGTCTAACTGAATAATACAGAATATCATATTATTTTTGAATGTCAACACATTTTATAAAGTGCATATCTATAAACTGCATTGACATTTTCATTGACAGTAAATACACTATAATGACAAAAGTCGGTAAGATTATTAGGAGGGGGCGATTGAAGCCCTTTATCTGAGATAATCTTATCGATTTTTTTCATAAAGCAGTTATTTGGGTTATAACAAAATGAGCCCTGAGTCACACAGCGGCCCAGGGTTCATTTGACATCAACAGTATTCAGTTTTACAATCAGTTTACAAAGAGAGTTTGTGATGGATTGGGCAACCCTAGTATAAGGGCTTCCCGCCGACTCCAAACTCTCTTTTATTTTACATATTCAATTCCGTTCTTCATCATACAGACATATCCGCTAGGCGTTTCGGCCCAATATTCATTCTCGCTCACCTTTACGATCTTCTTCGCCGTAAATTTCGTTCCGCGCTTGTATGCAGCCACACCTTTATCCTTATATTCCGGGTTCTCCTTCTGAGCGCTTTTCGTCATCTCGGTATAGAGTTTCTGCGAATACTGTACTCCCGCTCCTGATCTTACCTTAAGACCATTTGATACAACAGTGTATGTCCCCGGGCTATACCGATCAGGCATTTTGCCACCCAGCGCCTTGGCATCCCACTCAAGAAGTCCATAATACTCCACATACTTCTTTAAGCTGCTTGCATACGTCAGACTAGTTGCCCAGCCATCCTTTGCGATCAGCTCACAAGCTGTTCTGTAATCCGTCACTCCCCGGAGGTTCCTGTACCTTTTATAGTTCAGAAAATCATAATAGCCCTTTATCCCTTCAGCGACACTGTTGTACTTACGAAACTTAGCCCGGATGGTTATGTACGTGCCGTCCTTCTTCTGCTCCTTTGTGTTGTATTCCTTATAGGCACATCCGCATCCGCTTGTCCATTTCATTCCAAAATAATTGAAGCACGTCTCGGATAAATCGGACATGCCCCAGTTACTCTCTTTTATTGCCTGCGCTATGGTAAGCGAAGGTAAGATCTTATATGTCGGATAATACATCAACGCGGCATTACCGATCATCTGTATGAACTTCTTTTGTTCCTGTGTCATCAGCATTACCCCCTTCAACGTAAGTGCTTATATTCACGTTCCTCTCAAGCTGCTCCCTCATCCATACAAGTGCCAGATCAACGTAATAGCTGAACTTCTCAAACTCCATCACACGATCGAGCCAATCGAAGCGCTCTATGGCCATATTCCAGACATATCGGAGCTTCAGCTGTCCTGTACCGGACCCGAGAGCTTTTTCAGCTTCTGTTACAGCAAACTTCAGCCATTCTGTAAGTGCATAAAGCTGCTCGTTATTTGGCTTTCCGGAAAATCCGGCTATAAGCGACATGATCGAAAAGATCAGCGCTATAAGCGTTATAAGCAGATACCAGTTATCAACAATCCAACCCATCATCAATACCTCCCCCGTTCACGTCTTTATATTTCCTTTGGTTCTCACACTTTGCTTTCCAGATGACAAAACCTGTGTGCACCGAAAGCTCCGCATAAGCCGATGGCACTATGACAGAGACTGCCGATGTATCAAGTTCCAAAAATCCGGATAAAAAAACAGCGATGAAGCTTACCACTACCACCGCTGTCACAAATATGACGTTATAAATGTATAACCTGTCAGTGAACCCCCTCTTTGAGGAAGGAGTTCTCGCTGATTCCCTTCTCATACAGCCTCCTTATCTCCCGTATAGCAGCCGTAGCCACTCCGTTCTTTATCTGCATCTTCTCGATGTGCTTCTCATACGCATCGCATTCCGAGATGACAAATTCGAACTCCTCTTTCGTATGCTTCCGACCGTTCATACAGGCATTTGCAAAGTCAAGGATATCTGCACGGACTTTTCTGATCCGCTCTTCTGATGAATCCTTTATGTGCTCATCAAGCTTTCCCTCGATAACATCCACCCGCTTTACGATATCTGCGTTCATGTGGTTTCCAAGCCACGTCAGGATCTTGTCCCACGGATTTATCTTTATCGGTGCGATCTGAATGATCGTCATCAGCACAGCAAAAAGGAATGCCCCGATGGACACCCCTGTCTTGATATCAAGTATCTCTATTATGTTCATTATGCCGGTACCTCCACCTTGCAGGGAAGGACGAAACGCATGTGGATACGGCCGTCCCCGTCATTATTGTCTGCCGTGTTCACTGCCCTGTACCTGACTCCCCTGAACGTGAACGTCGGGCTGTTCATTACATAAGATGATCCGCCTGCGCCTGATTTGCCACCCGAACCAGACTGTCCCGCGAACCATCCGCAGCCGCCGCCTGAGTATGTAGAGCTGCCGCTCGTGCTTAAGTAATATCCGCCGAAGCCGTCATACTCATAGTAGCCCTGGCTCTTCTGCTGACCTCCGAGCGCTCCCGCAGATCCGTTCTGGCCTTTCTCTCCTCCGGCATATCCGCCTGCGCGGATACCATCAGCAATGTTCCCTTCGATGCCTCCTCCACCGCCTCCGCCAGCTACCGCGATGCACTTATCACGGCTGTTATAAAGAGTGTTCTGTGAATAGCTGTTGCTGTGCGCGATATTGTTCGGATTGAAAGTAGTCCCCCGACCTATGGATGTCGCACCTCCGCCGCTAGCACCTGAATTAGAGTTGTAGGACCTTCCGTATGTCCCGATGGCATCCCCGTAATACTGTCCCGCCGTGGGCTTCTGTCCGATCGTAAGGTATATGTACTCACCCTTTGCAAGCATCTTATAGACCTTCACGTATCCGCCCTTGCCACCCTTTGCAGTAAGCTTCGAGCCTCCGCTCGGCGTGTACTCGGCATCGCCTCCAGCAGCGCCCCACAGCTGGAACTCATAAAGCCCCGATGCAGGTATGAGGAACCTCTGGTAGCTCGTGCCGAAAGGAAAATCCATCTCCGGCTCGAGGAATGTCGGATAGAGCGTGCACTCGCCCGGCATCTTATACTTCTCACCCGGTATGTATCCTCCGTCCTCGGTCGGGTCTATAGTCCATGCACAGAACATCTTGCCCTCTGTGGTGTAAGGGCACTCGGGTATCGTTATCTCGCCCGTTATCTTGTTCCCGTTGTTGTAGTAGAGTGTCGTGTCTGTTGACGGCTCAGCCACTCCTTCAGGTACATCTGAATCAAGTGGATCCATCTCTATCGTTACCGCCTTCGAGAACACTGCATAGAGCGTTACCGCCGTATTGCCCGTTATGACATATTCTGAAAGGACTTCAGGATCAGGCGTGTTGTTAAGCCTCCATCCAAGGAACGTGAATCCCGCCTTTGAAGCCGCAGGAGCTGCAAGGATTGCATCCGCCTGTGTGGACACAGTCTTCGCCACGGCATTGCTGGTATCGATGTTATAAGTCACGTTGACAGTTGTATCGACCATCACCTTCGCGCCGAGGTATATGTGCTTTATCTCCTTCGTCGTATCATCGTCATACAGGTAATAGATGGTGTTCGGGTCCTTCGTTGAAAGCCTGTTGTAGTCATAGGTCTTCATGATCTTCTGTACGAGATTCCCGGTGTCGGAGAGCTGTTCGTTCACATACTGGACGGCATCATCTATCCGTGTGCCGAGCGCTGTTATATCATTCTCTGCCTTCGTGAGTTCGCCGATGATGTTCCTTGCCTCGAACACGGCCGTACCGTCAAGCACCTGATCACCCACGCGTTCTATCTGCGCATACCCGTCAGGCTCCGTCTTCGCAGTCTTGCCTGCCTGCACGCAGTAAAGAGTGCACCACCCGGGTGCCGTAGAAGCACTTGACGTATCTCCGACCTGATAATTGGCTTCCCTCTCAAGTCCGGCTGCGCCGCCTCCGCCACCAACAGGCTGGATGTTTGTAAAGGTGAGCCTTAAGTCTTTGATCTCGGTGCTCGTGACCGAGAACGTTGCCAGCTCCAGGTCATATGTCGTGTTGTTGTAGTTGACGTTACTATCGGATGAAAGCTGTGAGAGCTCTTCTCCCGTCTCAGTAAGGACCTGAAGCGGCTCATCTGTATTTGATAAGTCCATGTGAAGGAAGAGGCGTCCCTGCTTTGTACCTTCCGTCTCCTCAAGCTGCACTGAAACCTCTGTCTCATACATCTCAAAGAAGCGGCCGCAGATCATGCCAAAACCCTGGCTCACATGAAGGACGTTCGATCTTGCCACCTCAACCTCACAGCCCTTGAACACTCCGGCTCCAGGAAAGACTGTCTGATGGATGATCGCATCATCCTGCGGGGTAACGTTACCGCCCTTGAATGTCTTAAGTGCTATAGCCATTTCTACTCCCTCCGTAAGATCTTTGTAAGGTCTAGCCTTACAGTTCCAAAGATAAGTTTAGTATTCCTTCCCCGCTCCCTGCCGGTTAGGATTGATGTATATGCCGTCTTTCCCGACAGGATCGATACCACCTGTCCAAATGACATCTCATCAGGATGTACCAGTTCATCACCGTTTAGCATCCATAGCTCGATAAGATTTGAGTATGACAGGTTTGCAAACCGGTTATGTGCCTCCTGTATGGCTTGGGACTCAAAGGATGATGACTCATCAGAAGTAAGTCCTACCATCTGACATACTACTGGTGTGATCCGATCCCGGTCATGCGTGTCATACCCAAGGTCTGATGCGTGAAGATAGTACACACGCTTATTCTCATAGTCTGACGCAGCATCATACAAAACGAGCTTATTTACGTCAGCCGAGACTGACTTTATCGTAAGCGACTTCTTTATGATGTTTGGAAGGTCTGACTCTATAACAACTACTGAATCATTTACCCGTCCGACCGATACAACAACCGCTTTGTTCTGTACATCAAGCTTTGTGCTTACTACTATGCTGTACTTTGATAGGGCCGGGATTATAATCGAGTCCATAAGGTTTATGATGTTATAATGTCCGCCTGCCTGTGCCGGTGTTATATGAAAATACCAGTCATAGGTACCAGACGTTGCCCTTGCCGACAGGCCCGGGATATTCTGCAAGCTATCCTCATTTTCGACAAAGCTCTCTCGGATCTTCTGGCATATATAATCTTCAAGCGTTCCTACTCCCTGATCGTTTATGTCAAAGAGGATATCCGCATTGAAAAGCTCCATGAACGGTTTATAGCTTATCTCCATAAGGTTCTTTGACTTATCTGTCCCTATGGTGACTGATGTTATGACTCCGGCATACTCCTCCGCTCCCCGGCTTATCCTTATATAGTCCTGTTTCTCTACTCCTTTGATAGGCAGGATGGTTACGGTGTTCTCGTCACTTGCCAGGTAATCTTCCTTGTAGGTTATGGAGTCTATGTTCGTATTTCCTACCATCGAAAAGTCGGGTTTAAATATCTCAACGTTATACGGTCTCATAGCTTATCTTTCCTTCCACACATACATCCACGGTGTTTAGGCCGTCATGGGATACGCTGATACGGTTGCTCCCATGCTGCAGCATAAAAAACCGCTCCGTAGTAAAATCACACAGCTGATACCTGTTCGCTACGACCTCATCACCGACTCCGCGCTCTGTGATAGAATACGGAACCCCGGTAGTATCGATAACAAGCTTATGCCCGTCCTGTATGGTTCCTTCATACTTTCCGATCTCATACAGCTCGTTATTCACATAATGCTTCCATACAGGGTTTATCGCCGGTCCGAAGATTGTTATCTTACATGGGCTATCCTCATAGGAATCAGACTCGATCATGATGGTGTTCTGAGAAACATCCGCATACGAGTATGGATAAGTATAGTCATAGACCTTACCGCCGACCGTAACTATCTCGGAATATTTCTTTACAGTCTTATAAAAGAGCCCCGCTGCAAGGAATATCACATCACAGTTAAGGCATCCCTTATCAAGCTCTGCCTTTCCAATATCAACAAGCCTGACAGGAACCTTAAAGGTCTCATCAAGCTCATAGACAAGAGTTAATGGCACTGCTCGTACAAAGTTTGTAAACTCCCGGTATTTCTCATATGGGCTCTTTCCGGCAAACAGGATCTTCCCCTGCATCTGTCCCTGACTGAACACCTCATCAAGGGCATAAAAGTCAGTCCCGATCCTCTCATATGATGTCTCGTCCTTATATCCGAAACCTTCTATGGAATGAAAGAAAGCAGCCTGACCGTTAAGATCAAAGCTGCTCCCTTTTGCATTTATAAGTTTAAATCGTCTCATAAGTACGCCTTTCCAAGAGAGCGGTTGATACCGCCTGAAAGCTCTCCTACAAGCGCCCCGCTATCAAGGACAATGTTCGTGTTTGCCATCTGCGGCAGATATTTCGACAAAAGCGATGTCACAGCGGTTATGTCCGTGGTGTTATTGCCGCCTTCCACCTTACCAGTCATGGCTATCGTTCCCTTTGTCCCAGGGATGATGGCATTTGCAAGGTCTGTCATAGGGCCTTTGAGCCTTCCGACATTACCCTCGATACCCTTACTCATAAGGTCTATCATGTCAGGCATGTAGGTATGAAAATCCGACAGAGGCCCTTTTTCAGGCTCCGAAAAGCCTATATATGACTTTATAGTAGATGCCACACCCTTTATCCGGGAAGTAAGTGAGCTTATCATAGAGCTGATACCGCTTATGACATTTGCTATGATATCCTTACCCCATGAGAAAGCCTGTTTTGCTATATCCATAAATGCCTGACCGATGTTACCGAGCTTATCCTTTATGACCTCGATCATATGGGATACACCCTCACCGACAGAAGTTACGATATTACCGATCCCTTCGGATATGTGACCTTTGACGTCAGACAGTTTCTGGCTTATCGTAGATCCCATCTCATGAAGTCCGGAAGAAGTCTTCTCCTTCATCTCATGAAGCTTTCCGGTAAAAGTCTCTGAAAGTGATGTCACCGTAGATACGAATTTTTCCTTCATATCCCCGGCTACAGTCGTGACCTTATCTCTTATCTCACCCCAGAGCGTAGAGGTACGCTCTTTTATAGTATTCCACCCTTCAACGACCTTATCCTTCATAGCAGACATCGCACTTGAGGTCTTATCCTTAAGGTCTGACCATGTTGACTGCACCTTTTCCTTTACAGAGGATGCAATGCTCGTCACGGTCTCCTTTATGCTGTTCCAAGTGCTCTGCGAGTTCTCTTTTATCCCGGACCATGCATTCTGGACGGTCTCTTTTACAGAAGACGTCGCCGACTTTGTCTTTTCCTTTATGCTCTCCCAGGCAGAGCCTACGCTTTCCTTAAGGCTGTCCCAGGCGCTACTGGTCTTCTCCTTAATGGTGTCCCACGCACTGCTCGTACCTTCCTTCACAGAATCCCATGCAGATGAGGACTTTTCGCAGATCCAGTCCCAAGCCGTCCCGACAGCTTCCTTAATGGTCTCCCAGTTAGACTCGGTTCCCTCCTTCAGGCTTTCCCAAGCCTCTGTCACACCGTCTCGTATAAACTCCCAGCCAGACTGTGCTGCACCCTTGAGGCCTTCCCATAACCCCGAGAAGAATTCTTTTATTCCTTCCCAAGCGCTTACAAAAAAGTCTTTTATTGCAGTCCAAAGATTCTGCCAGAACTCACGGAACCCCTCGCAATTATCGTATATGAGCTTAAAGGCTCCCACGAAGGGATTAACGATCAAAAGCAGTAATCCTGCCCAGTTATTCTGTATAAAATCTATAAACCACGTAAAGGCACTTTTGATACCTTCCCACGCAGCCGAGAATACCTCTTTTATCTTGTTCCATAGGTTGATCCAGAACTCACGGAATGCATCACACTTATTCCACAGCACTACAAAAATGGCTATAAGAGCTACTATGGCTGCTATGACAAGTGTTATCGGGTTTGCAAGCATAACTGCTGACAGCGCTCCAAACGCTCCGGTAACCGCACTGATACCTGATGCAAGAGCCGGTATGATCGTCATGATAGTACCGATAGCAGATACCACACTTCCTATGATGACAAGCACCGGTCCAAGAGCCGCGGCGAAGAGTGCAACCTTTACGATGATAGCTTTAGTCCCGTCATCAAGACCGTTGAACTTATCAACAAGCTTTTGAATATGCTCAACAAACTCCCTTATAGATGGCATAAGGGCATCACCTATGGATATGGCAAGCTCCTGAAGCTGTGACTTTAAGATGGTAAGCTGCCCTGACAAGTTATCCTGCATTACTGCCGCCATCTTCTCAGCTGCCCCGTTATATCCATCCATCGTATCGGAACAATGCCCGATAGCACCTTCGAGCTTACTTACATCACCTTCCCCGGCATTCATGATTGCAAGGAAACCGGACATGGCCGTCTTTCCGACAAGTGACTCGGCCGTTGATGCCTTTTCTGAATCAGTAAGCTTAGAGAATGCCCCACGACAGTCCTTTAGGATATCAGAAAAGCTTCTCATGGTTCCGTCAGCGTTTGCTGTCTCTATAGTCACATTTCCAAGCTGGGAGCCATGTATTTTTATCACCCCGTTAAGCTCTGTCATGATCTTACGGAGTGATGTACCTGCTTGGGATGATTTAATACCGGCGTTTGCCATAAGACCTATGGCAAGAGCTGTATCTTCAGCAGAATATCCGAGTGCTCCGGCAATAGGCGCGGCATACTTAAATGTCTCACCCATCATTGAAACGTTTGTATTAGCATTAGATGATGCCGCTGCAAGAATATCCGCAAAGTGTCCGGAATCTCCTGCAGATAGTCCGAAAGCCGTAAGAGCATCCGTTACGATATCTGATGTGGTCGCAAGATCCTCACCCGATGCCGCTGCAAGGTTCATGATACCTTCGACACCTTGGAGCATATCTTCCGTCTTCCAACCGGCCATCGCCATGTAGTTCATGGCCTCAGCTGCCTCTGAAGCTGAGAACTTTGTCTTTGCTCCCATCTCGCGTGCTTTATCACGGAGTCGTTCAAAATCATCACCTGTAGCACCAGATACAGCTGCCACCTGACTCATCGCAGCATCAAAATCGGCCGCTGTCTTTACCGCTGCTACCCCTGCACCTACAACAGGTGCCGTGACTGTCCTTGTTAAGGTCTGTCCGACACCTGAAATCTTATCTCCGGCTGCCTTTAGCTTCTCGCCTGTTGCCGATATCTTCTGAAGGGCTAAGGCCGACTTACTAGCCTGATCCTCCAACCCTTTTAATTTCTGCTCTGTTTCTACTATCTCACGCTGAAGGGCATCATACTGAGTCTGTGTTATCTCACCATTGGCAAGTTTCTCGTTTGCCTGCTGGGCAGCTACCTTCAGCTGTTCGAGTTTCTCTTTTGTCTCGGCTATGGCATCACGCAGGAGCCTTTGCTTCTGCGCCATAAGGTCTGCGTTACCTGGATCGAGCTTAAGCAGACGGTTTACGTCCTTTAATTCACTCTGTGTAGACCTTATCTCCGAGTTCACGCTCTTTAAGGCGGCTGAGAGTTTAGTTGTATCACCGCCGATCTCGACAGTAATACCTGCTATTCGGTTTGCCATATACTCCCCACCTCCTAAAAAAGGGCGCAAAAAAAGCACCTACCTTTTGGTAGATGCTTCTACTCTTCTTCCTTAGTCTAAATACCTATGCCTTAAGAGAATTAATTTCCTCCAATCCCCTGTGCAAAAATACTAACAGTATAACCCATGCCACCAATACAAGTGCAATCATTTTAACAGGAATAGAAAAGACTGCATATGTAATAATGGGCATGTCCCAAAATGCGTGCATGCCAATTGGAATAAGCATAAAAGTAAGATACCTCTTATCAAAAAGAACACTCCATTCAAACTTCTTTCCATTAAGAACAATCATGATAAATGCACCTTCCATTGCAGCCCATGCAATATGACCTCCCGGCGATAAAAATGCACGACCATAAATATTTGACATCATGCCATCAAACGGATCGTTCGTAATGTAAAACAAACCAACAATCTTACTTCCAAGATAAGCAGAAAACGCATATCCCGCAGATTCAAAAACAGCAAATCCAGCTCCTACGGCCCCACCATACAACATCCCGTTAAGAATGTAGTCTTTTTCGGGGTTCTTTTTTATGAAATACGCAACTATAACCAGTTTACTTACTTCCTCGATAATACCAATCATTATCGCGCCACCTATGGTTTCGCCAGATGGAAGAACATTGTATAAAACAGTTGTTATAAGCAAAGAGGCCGCTCCACCGACAGCAAAAACTTTTACTGTTTCAAAAATACTTATATTTCTCGGGGCATTAAGTTCAAACAGAAATACAAGAACGCTTAAAGGAATCGCTGCTGAGCCTATAAAAATGACTGCAGAAATCGTTATCTCATTACGGAATCCGGTATAGCATAAAACTAACAAATAGAAAGTAACCACCAACATTATGGCAATCCGAGAAAACAACCAAGGTTTTGGCCATTCCGCTGAGATATTTGCAGGGCTTGGCGTTGTGTATTTTGTCCCACAAGAAAACAATTCGTCGGACTCATCTCTTGTGTGTTTTTTCAAAACAGCCGAAAAGAGGTCTTTTAGTCTAAGATCAACCTTACCACTTCCACCTGCCATGACATTTACCTTTTCCGTAAATGAATCAACAGCCTTACCTATTTTTTCTTTTGCGACATTTGAAATATTCTGAGCTGTTTCAGCGCTTTGCTCCCACCCTGTGTTCTTTTCTTTTGAATCGCTTTGTGTACGTGCTGCCGACGCACTACTGCCAGTATTGCTCTGAAGTGGTGTTATTTTCTTACGGCAATCTGGACAAACAAGATGCGGATGCGATAATTTCTTACAGAATAAGCAATGGTATTCTGTACTAGCACCCGTCTCGATCTTTTTAAGTTCATTCACGTATGCTTTACCATACGCGGTCTGATTTAATGCATTTTTTTCAAATGCTTGTTGTAGCTTTTGTGCTATTCCCGGCTGAGAATAGTTAACCATCGTATCATATTTTAAGATGTATTGAACTTCTTTCCTGCCTTGCGCTTTTTGATCCATACTTTTATCCCCCAAAAACGTATAAACATCAAAAATGCTTACACTTATTTCTGCTAAATAATATCACTTTTTTTGCGATTTATAAAGGCATCTATCAGTATCAAAAAGCATCAAAATCTGTCTGGTCAGCAACCTCCTGATAATCATAATCATCATTCTGGTTTTCCACGAAGATATCATTCACCATTCCTACTGTCAGCAGATCAAGATCCCGAAGGGATAACCCGATCTGCAAACAGCGAAGTAGGAACAACGGTGTTGTCATTTCCCGGTCAATTGATCGAATTTTTTTTTACTTTCAGCCTGTGTCTGGACGTTCATACCCCAAAGGTCTATAAGCTCCGGCAGAACCTGATAAATAGAGAACGTATTGAACTCATCAAGCCAGTCCTCTACTGTGTCTGGTATTGAAGGATCGGCATGCTTTGCCATGATGTATGCAATGTTCTCAAACATCTCCAGTGAGAACGAATCAAGAGTTGAGGCCTCTTCGTCGTTCTTATCAATGCTCTTCTCAAGAGCTGCCATATCCTTATAGATATCCCTTCTAAACTTCAATCGATAAATACGGGGGATAGCGGCACTCGCTTTGAATGCCACATCCTTCCCGTCAATGTTTATGGTTTTTTTCATACCCATGATGTATCCTCCTTAAGGATTCGTAGGTTCACTCTCATCTTCCGGCTCTTCACTTGTACTTCCTGAAAGGTCAGGCACATACACGTTCTTATACCAGTTGTTGTATGCCGTAGCCTTCGTACTATCTCCAGTCTTAGCCTTAACAAGCCCTGATGCAAGAGGACGGGATTTGATCGTGAGCTTCTCGGTCTGTATCTCCCTCTTATCTTCATTCGTCTTTGATGCTATGGTAGGTCTCGCACTTGAGCAGTTATACATCACATGCTTTACCTTCTTAACATCCCCATCAAATTCAAAAAGAAGTGCAAAATGCCCTGCCTGAGCGTTTGCATTCTCGACAAGGACATTTGACGCATCCGATGTCTCATTAAGCACCTTTGTCCTAAAGGATTCAGGAATAAGTGCTATCTCAAGATCGCCATCATAGCCCTGGTTATTATTGATAACATAGTATTCCACACCATCAGCATAGAAGCTTTCCGGCTCACCGGTCGGCTCCATATTAAGGCTGACCGCGCCCGGTATAGGTTCCGGCTTTTCCCATGTTACCTCTCCGTTAGTACCCTCTGTAAGAAGTGCGAAGTGCACATTACAGAGATTGTACTTAACCTTGTTTTTTGCTCCCATAGTCATACCTCCGTTTCATAAAGGACCTCGTACATTCTCTCTTCCAGGATCCAAGTTTCCGATTTGTCATAAAAAAGGCCATGCTCATCAAGCACAGCCTCGACTCTTGCCTCAAGTGGCATATTCTTTTTATTCGTATACACTTCGATATGAAGTATATCCTGTTTATGATAGGCAACCCCATCTGCCGGGAAGTTATCGGCTCTCGGGTATAGATACACAATAAATGGCGGCTTCGGTGATTCTCCCTCTGCAAAATGATCATATGCTACCGGAAGTCCGATGCTTTTTATCATCCTTACAACTTCATCTTTTGTCATAGCTTTCCCGCCTTTTCTTTTAATTCACGGATAGCAAGGTCCTCACCTTGTCTTATATGCGGTATTGCCTTAACACGGCCTCCGCCTCGCTTGGCATGTCCGTTCTCCAGTAAGTGTGTTAGTCTATACTCCCCTGCGTGAACCGTATACCTTGCTCCCATACTTGTCTTATGATCTTCCGTAACTTTCCATGACCTTTTATATTTTCCTGTCCTTACCGGGGCATTCTTTTGTATCTCTTCCTTCACGTCATCCGCTACTTCCTTACATATGGTTTTTACCTTGTCAGAAGTAAGCTCCACATATTCCTCAAACTCTTTAGCTATGGCGTTTCCCATCTCATCAATCGATACTGTCTTCATTCTCAAGCTCCACAAAATATTTAAGACTGTTATGTCGAAAAGCCATGTCATCTACAGATACAATGTTGTAAATCCTATCGGCAAGTTTTATCCTATGCGTTCCCGGTCGTACATTCTTAAGCTCGCTGCACCAGCGCACAGTTATGTACATATTGTGGGTCTCGCGGGTAACGGATGCCGCCTCGTCTTCTTTTGGCAGGTTCTTATTACTTACCGTTGCATAGCAGGAATACTCATCTTCCCATGCATTTATATGGTTACCTATCTCATCCTCAAGTATCGTGTTCTTCTGAAAAGTCACTCGGACATTTAGTCTTGATATTTCCATCAGAACACCTCTCTCCGGTCAGCAAAAAGGAGTGCACGCAGCGTTTCCATAAGTGCCTTATGGTCTGCTTCTTCCCTGTGCTCATAAAGGTACGCAACAGTATAGAGGACAGCAAAATCCTCCGGCTCCAAATCATCCTGTCTCATTACATCTTTGCAGAGCTTTTGCGAGGTCGATATGAGATTTTCGATAAGGGTATCCTCATCGGATGAGTCAACCCGGAGATATTGTTTTGCCGTCTCTACTGTTACCATTTATCTCTCCTTATCAGCCGTTAGTATTGCTGGTCGTACCGCTTTTCTTAAGCTTCAAAACCTTGACTGCTTCGGGAAGGAGCATAAGTCCATCCACACGTTCTTTTGCGACATATCCGATCATTCCGTTTCCGGCGAAAAGCTCACGAAGAACTGTAAATGATCTGGTACCGCGATCACCGATGTTGTAATACCTGTAATCACCGAATGCGATCTTGTCATCAGGTGCATACGCAGATGTATTAACCTGATATCCGCATACTCTGTCAGGCTCTCCGGCTGTGTAGGAAGGAACCCACAAGTAGTTGCCCTGACCATCCTTAAGCTTTCTGATCTCTGCAAGTGTCTTATCATTCATGATGAACGAGGCGCTCTTACGGTACGGACGCTTAAGGGCATAAATGAGATCGAGGATATCATCTGACTTAAGGGCTGCAGTATTTGTTGCAGCAATCTCTGCACCCTTTGTAGGATGAAGAAGTCCGAAAGGCTTACCGACACCATCACCGTTAAGGAATGCATCCTCTTCGGCATTTGCTAAAGCCTTACCAAACTGTGTGATGATATAGTTTTCAATGTTGAATGCCGCATCATACAGAAGTTCCTCTGTTACCTTGATAGCTACATGAAGCTTATGGGCATCTAAGAACTTCTGATCAAATGTTGCATCTGAAAATGTAAGCGGTCCACCCTCTTCAATCCATGCAGCTGCAGGCTTTGTGGCCGCAAGGTTGATCTTATGCTCACCGCTTGTCGTGATCTTAGTTGCGACACGTCTCATCAAGTTCTCCTCATCGAGTACATCGATAAGGCGCTTGTCATATTCAACCGGAACTAAGTATCCACCATCTGCGTCGACACCTTCCTGCAGAACATCAGATATCTGACGGAATTCTGAACGAAGAGCCGCAAGCATTGCTGCTTTATATTCCTCACGTTCCCTAAAGGGCTTAGCGGTATCATCCGGAACATTCCCTTTAGGAATATTTGTGATAGGCTCACTTGTTGCCTTGGCGAGCTTCTCATCAATAGCTGCCTGTCGTGTAAGCCTTTCGATCTCAGATGTCAGCGCAGTTACCTCCGCCTCCATCTTGTCATAAGTTGCTGCATCCTCTGCGGATACAAATCCGTCTGCGTTACGCTTACTGTCGAGAAATGCCTTAGCTGCCTCCCATGCCTTGGCTCTTTTCTCTGTTAACTCAATGATCTTTGACATAATTACTTACCTCCCTGGTTAGTGCGATAAAAGCGATAATCTTTTATCAAGGTTTTCGATTGCGACCATATCTTTCGGTCTCATATCAGTTACTTTTGCAATGAAGCTATCTTCTAAAGCCTTACGGCTAAAAAGAACTCCTGTAGTGGACGGTGTTGCTTTATCTGCAACCTTGCTGTCCTTCGTCTCCACCGGCTCGATATCTTCGGGCTCATCCTCTGTTGCAGGAACAGCGTTATCTTGATAGAGGATCTCGTCGACAAAGCCCATGTCGAGACACTTGCGGGCATTCATCCATGTCTCCGCACTCATAAGAGCCCCGATCTTGTTACGTGACAGACCGCTCTTCATCGTGTAGGCATTGATGATCGTTTCCTTGACCTCATCAAGAACGGCAATGGCCTGTTCCATATCCTTGCGATTACCGAAGGCGATCATGCTCGGGTCATGGATCATCAACATTCCGACAGGACTGATAGATACCTTGTCTCCGGCCATCGCAATGACTGAAGCCGCTGACGCAGCCAAAGAGTCAATCTTCACATGAACGTTTCCGGGGTATTCCTTGAGCATGGAAAAGATTTGTGCTGCCGCGAAACAATCCCCTCCGGGGCTGTTGATCACAACCTGTATATCTCCACTCCCACTCTCAAGCTCATCCCTGAAAGTCTGTGGTGTTACCTCATCTCCGAACCATGTCTCATCAGATATTTCACCCGACAAAAAAAGCGTCCTCGGTGAATCACCGCTGACGCTTTCGTCTCTTATCCAGTTCCAGAATTTACGTTTCATTTTTGACCTCCTTATTCTTTGCATATACCCCCGCATCGGCAAGCTTACACATAGCGCCGTTCACAAGGTATAGGTTGCCACCTTCCTCATCCGAGATTGGATTCATGTTCTCCATCTCCCTTATATCGTTTGTAGAGAACCACCCGTTCTGGCGACCTGTCGCATACCCTTGCATCCTTGATGCATAGTCACCGCGAAGCAGTCCATCAACATTAAACTTGATGATGTACTTTCCTTTTTCCGATGGAAGAAGGAGTGCTTTTTGCATTGCCTTCTCAAGCCTAACCACCCACGGATCAAGAGTGTATTTAACAAACTCAAGTGACTGGTTTTCTATGTTTGAGAATGTTGCATGCTCAAGATCGCCTATCATGTGAGGCGGTATCCTGTACAGCCTTGCTATCTCGTCAAGCTGGAACTTCCTCGTCTCAAGGAACTGCAGCTCATCAGGCTTAAGGGTAATCGGTTGGAAATGCATACCTTCTTCAAGGACCGCAACCTTATGTGCATTATTTGACCCTCGGTATATTTCATTCCAGCTCTCCCTTACCCGGTCAGGATTCTTAAGCACTCCGGGGTGTTCTAAAACACCGCCGGGACTTGCGCCGTTTTTCATGAAAGCTGAGCCGTACTCTTCTGCAGCAATAGTTAATCCCACAGCGTTTTTTGCCATAGCAATCGGGCTATATCCGATCAGACCGTCAAACCCCAGTCCCGGAATATGCAATACATCTTCATACTTCAAAACAATCTGACCCGCGTCTTTGAAGTTCGGATTCTCATCCGACTGACGGGTATAGACATATCGGAGGTGACCTTTATCATCACGCTCTACGTCCATCTGGTCAGGCAAAAGAGGGTACAGAGCTACCACTCTTCCGGCTCCATCCCGAATAATCTGCGAGTACGAATTACCATGAAGGAGAAGATGGCACATCATTACTTCAAAAAAAGTAAAAGACGTCATCTCCGGATTTGGCTCATCATGCAAAATCTTATAAAGCGGATGGTCAATCTCCATCTGTTTGCCACCACCATCTTTATATGAGTACACATGAAGAGGGAGGCTTGCTATAGCCTCCGATAAAATCCTCACGCACGCATACACGGCTGTGGTCTGCATTGCTGTTTTTTCATTTACGATCTTATTCGATGGCGTCACCCCAAAGAAAAACCGCGGGCCTGCACCCACGGTATCAACTGGTTTATCCCTTGTGGAGAATAAATTTCGTAATTTCATATCTTTCCTCTCTGAATGTTCTGTGGTATTATTGCCACATAGGAAGGGCTGTAGTGCGAACGCTTACATTTTTAAGTGATATCGCTTTTGCGGCCCTTCTTTTTTATTGCAATCTACTTTTTTATCTGCTATGATTTCATCACTTGGAAGAGACATCTTCCCTCTGTAGTTTCGGTCGCGCCATATCGGCAATATTTCCACACTTTTGATTAACAAAAGAAAGGAGATGTATGTTTACACAATCTGAATTTCTCTCTATCGATACAGACTATTTTTCTATACTTGAAAAAACACCTCTGTATGTCCGGATACAGTCAAAAAACACTCGCCATTTCTGGAAGATATACTGTCCCGGTTTTTGTCAAAGAAAAAGCAAATATCTCATTCAGCATGCACATGGTGTATATGACGGATTTCATGATCAGGGTTATACTGATTCTTTCCAAGAAGCCATAGACTCTATTATTCATCACGACTCATACCAGTATAATAACCGCCCGCACGTTCGCCGTTCATGGGATGAATACAGTCCTACTCCGTTAGAAACTGATTAGTCCTCTGTCATCATAAACCGACTCCGATGCAGCTCCGCATCTTATTGCCCGGTCAAGTCCCATGACAAGAGCTACCGCTCCATCCACTTTTTCAGTACACTTACTTTTATCTATTTTTATATTTCCAGCAGGATCAGTACGGATGAAGATGTTATCGATCATCCACCGAAGTGCTTTATGTCCGTTGTGAGCAATGCGGTTTTCAAGCACAAGCTTCATTAGTTCTTTCGTCGGAGGACTCATTGAGGCGAATCCTTGACCGAATGGCACTACCGTTATACCGAACTCATCTATATCCTGAGATATCTGCGTAGCTGCCCATCTGTCATATACCACCTCTCTGATATTGAAACGTTCATACAATGAAAATATGAACTGCTCGATTACACCATAGTGTATGACTGAACCTTCCGTTGTCATGATAAGACCTTCTTTTTCCCAAGTATCATACGGAACATGATCGCGCCGGACTCGAAGATCAACTGTCTCTTCCGGAATCCAAAAGTACGGAAGAATATAATACTTATCCTCCTCATCAACGGGTGGGAACACAAGTACAAGTGCTGTTATATCCGTAGTACTTGAAAGGTCAAGTCCGGCATAACATACCCTGCCCTCAAGGAATGACTCGTCATAGTCCTCGTGACAGGCGTCCCACTTATCCATTGGCATCCATCGAACTGCCTGTTTCACCCACTGATTTAATCGAAGTTGCCTAAAAGCATTCTCTTCAGAAGGAGTTTGCTTTGCGCTCTCACAGGCCGCTTTAACCTTACCTATATCGATCGTTATGCCAAGTGAAGGATTACAGCGCTTCCAAACATCCGGTGAATCCCATGCTTCATCTTCCTTGGCACCAAATATCACTGGATAAAATGTCGGATCATGTTTTCTACCCTCTATGATATCCACTGCTTTTTGATGGATTTCATAACAAATCGAATTTGTATCATTACCCGCCGTTGTTATAATAAAATGCAGCGGATTCTTCCTCGCATCTGATGTTCCTTTTGTCATCATATCGAAGAACTTACGGTCTTTTTGCACCCAAAGCTCATCCATGACTAGCGCAGAGCAGTTTACGCCTGATTTGCCGCCCACTTCACTTGACACCGCTTTATACACACTGTTAGTTGGTTTATATGTAATGGTCTTCCGGCTCGGTCTTATATCGCATCGCTTCTCGAGTGGTTTACATAACTTAACCATGTCGCACGCGACGTCGAAGACAAGAGATGCTTGATCGCGATCCGCAGCACAGCCGTACACTTCCGCACGCTGCTCACCATCAGCACATAACATATATAATGCTATTCCAGCCGCTATTTCCGATTTTCCATTCTTCTTAGGAACCTCTATATATGCAGTCGTAAACTGCCTTGTACCATCCGGCTTTAATATCCCAAAAATATCCCGGATTATCTGCTCTTGCCAGTCTATTAAATCAAAAGGCTGATCATAGAATTCTCCCTTGGTATGCCTTAGCTGTTCCATGAAGGTCACTGCATAATCGGCTGCTTCTTTGTCATATTTAGAAGTCTTAGCCATGAACTTTGTCGGCACATATTTTTTAAGTTTTCGCATAAAAATAAGCCGCCGTAGCGACTCTCCTTTTCTATGTACGAGAGAAAGAGCCGGGGCTCTTCTCTTTTGTTTTCTTACTTATACTCTTTGATCAGAATGCTGTAGGCGAGGACTATCAGCTCATCGTTCTCGTCGGGCTCAATGTCCCATCCTCTGTCGTAGTTTACAACCGTTTCTCCGCCGATCTTGATCTGAAGTTTAATGATCCTGCCCATTCCCTCTTCCTGATCTTCTTTGGCTGTCTTTACCCAGTAGTGTGCGATTCTCTTATCTTCGCTTCCGATCGGGCTTCCTATCGTTCCTTCGTGCCATCCGTTCTTCATGTTCCATCCTCCTTTTTGGTGGTGCTTCCCTTTTGTTGTGTACATGTTCGCTCTAAAGCACACATATATCAACTCATTTCGGAGGAATAAACTCACCAATAAATCGGGGTGTCAGTTGTGTAGTTTACCTGCGTTCGATCCGGCAGGTTAAGCCGTCAACCTCGGTTATCAAAAACCGGATGCCCCGCCAGTCAAGTTCCACCATTCGGATGCAGCAGTAATAATTGCTCCGCTCCCTGTCGGAAATGATATCGCCATGCCGTATCATGAAGTCAGCAAGGTTTCCCATCAGTCTGTCCCGGATTTCTTCCCTTTCATTCCAAGTCATGGCCACACCTCCTTATGCTCTCTGCATTCTGAAGGCGGGGATGATCTGATGCTCTCCGCTCATGAAGTCTGTGTAGGATGCGTTCACCTCGGTAACCCCGGCAACCCTCCAGCCTCTCTTGTCAAACTCTGCGATGATATTTATCAGTCCCGAGTAGGTGCTTGAAATTGTGAACTCCCTGATCTCGAACTCTGCAAGGTTCTCGATGATCTGGTCGATGTCGTGATCCCAAATGACCTCGTTAAAATCGATAAGATTGTTGTCGTTCCTCCTTGCCGCGAAATATGCCTGTCCAAAGGCCATGTTGATGTGGGTCTCGCTGTAGTTCTTTTCCTGCTCCCTCATCTGCTCCAAAAACTCAATTCTCTTCATTCTCGTATCCTCCTGTTTTCCGGGCTTTCTGCCCCTTTGGTTATGTACATATATCACTCTAAAGCACATAATTATCAACGATTATGTGCTTTAAATAGTGACAATGATCGGAGGATCATATTGTGTAATTTACAAATCATGGATGGCATCCATGACTGCTTTCTTTTCTTCTTCAGTTGCTCCGACAGCTTCAAGTGCCTCAAGCGTTCCGCAATCCGGGCAGATATATGTTTCATTGTCAGTCCGGGATAAGGCAGGTCGTTCACTATATTCCTTACCACACTTGGGACACGCCGAGACCTTTCGCACCGAATCCTCACCGTAGACTACATTAAGCCCGGAGCCATTATCCCAGTTCATGAGAATGGAGCCCGTGTCATCGACACCTGTCACCGTTCCCTTCGTCCCTATCGGAGGAGCCTGCGGATCATCCATCCGCACAAGTTCTACCCGGCATCCAGCCGGGTATTGCTGCTTTATTCTTTCAACTATCTCTCTTCTTGGAAAGTTCATTCTGACACCTCCTTCTTTGCTCCGCTCTTAAATGCCGAGGACCCGGTGAGGTTCTTAAGCAGGATCTTTCGCTCCTCCTTAAATTCCGCTCCGATGAATCCAAGCCGGAGAAGGAAGCATCTGAATTCATATTTTTCGTTTACAATCTCCTTTTCAGTTGCGCTTATTCGCTTTTGATTTTTGGCCATGTCGCAGATTGCAGAAATGAAATGGCTGTATGCTATCCCGCATCCGGTATCCCCTGTCTTAAACCAAGGAAATGCAATCTTCTCATCCGTAACCGTGATCGGAAGGCTTGATGTATCAAATGCCTTCTTTAAAAGTGTCGCCTTACTTGTCACCAGCTTTCGCAATCTTTCAAGTGCCTCGTCAGAAAGCTTTTCTCTTGGTACCTCCACCGTTAGATCCCCTTGCTCTGACGCTGCCTCAATTCCCTCTTCCTGCGCCAGATTTTGGCTTAAAATGCCCTCAAGTGCAAGGCTCTCGGTGAGAAGTTCAAGTGCATTAGAATCTTTGCTTTCTACGGCTCCATCTTTTGTTACCAAAAACTCTCCGATCTGGTATGCCATGCTCGGTGCTCCAAGGTATTTTGACTTCTTTTCCGTGATCTTCTCGATCGCTTGTACAAGCTCCTTCCTCTCGGCTCCTTTTTTGTTAAATTCAATCTTCATAAAAAATGTACCTCCTTTGATTTTGGTAGTACATTAATCGCTCTTTGAGGCACATATATCAACATATACAGTAAACAAAGAATCCGGATCAGAGTTGTGTAGTTTACACTGCCTTTATTACATCCGAATACGGTATTGTCTTTCCATCGCGCAATACCGATACTTCTTTGTCAGAGCCGACCTGCTCAATGTAGCGGTTTACGATCACATCACTATACTTCTCATCAAGTTCGCATGTATGACAGATACGCTCCATCTGCTCGCAGGCAATAAGTGTCGAACCGCTCCCTCCGAACGGGTCCAACACGATAGAGTTCGTCATGGAGCTGTTCTTTATAGGATAGGCAATAAGCGGTATGGGCTTCATTGTCGGATGATCTGCGTTCTTCTTTGGCTTTTCAAACTTCCATATGGTTGTATCACTCCTTCCGGAGTACCACTGATGCTTGCCCTTTTTCTTCCAGCCATACAGCACCGGTTCATGTTGCCACTGGTAAGGTGACCTGCCAAGAACAAGTGATGGCTTCTCCCATATACAGCATCCCGATAAATAAAAGCCTGCATCCTGGAAGGCTTTACGGAAGTTGAGCCCTTCTGTATCCGCATGGAATACATATATAGAAGCATCATCCGCCATAGCAGTATTCATACATAAAAAAGCACCGAGCAAGAACTCATAAAACTTGTCCGATGCCATGTTATCGTTTTTTATCTTCCCGGCTGTCCCTTCGTAATTTACATTGTACGGCGGGTCCGTGACCACAAGGTTTGCCTTCTTTCCGTCCATCAGAGTGTTTATAACACTTTCGTCGGTTGAGTCACCACAGATTAATCGGTGTCGTCCTAAGATCCATATATCCCCTGTCTGTGAGAATGTAGGCTTTTCAAGCTCACCCTCCACGTCAAAGTCATCATCCTCGGCCCCGGTATCATCACCTGCAAAAAGATCCGATATCTCTTTCTCATCAAAACCTGTAAAGGATACGTCAAAGTCCATACCCTCCAAGGCTTCAATCTCGACACGCAGCATCTCTTCATCCCATCCCGCATCCATTGCCATTCGGTTATCGGCTAGAATGTATGCCTTGCGCTGCGCTTCAGTTAGGAAGTCAGCGTATACACATGGAACCTCAGAAATGCCTTCTTCCTTTGCTGCTGCAAGTCTACCATGACCGGCAATGACCGTTTTGTCTTTATCTATAATGATAGGATTAACAAAGCCGAACTCCCTTAAGGATGATCTGATTTTATTTATCTGTTCCGGTGAGTGAGTCCTTGCATTATTTGCATAGGGGACCAGCTCATCAGTTTTTATCATTTCCATCGTGGATGTTGTGTTCATATCTTTATACTCCTTCTCTCCAGCCGGGCAAGTCCCTTCTTGGCTCCTTCAATATCCCCAGCAAGTATCTGTCCCTTTATTGTTGAGTACTGCTGTGGCGTGAGTTTATTCTTTCTTGCCTTCAGCATTGCTATGCATTGTTCTTTATCCATGTCAGCCTCTCTTCCTAAGAAGCATTTCCATAACATCCTCCTGCGGAGTTGTTCCTTTATATTCCTCTGTACAGTTTTCCTTAACCACTTGGAATATCTGATACCAGAGCTGATTGACCTGTTTCATATACGACTGGCTCATAGCTACATACGGAGATGCACATGCCTGCCCGGTCGTAGGGTGCTTGGCAAGGAAGCCATACTCACTGACCGCCTGTTCGCATTGTATGTATCGGGATACGCTCATGGCATATTGCTCGATCAGCTGCTTATTGACGAGCCTTTCGCATCCGCGTTCTTTGATCCACTTCCATGTCTCCGTGAAGATGTTCTCCGCATCAAATTCCATGCCGTTCTTTTGTGCCGCCTTCAGATACTCCCTCGGCTCAGGCATGTCTTCACCTTCGATATCACTGACCTTTGGCAGTTCTATCACTTTCAGTTTTCTGTTCCCGGGATTCCCGGCCGCAATTTTGTCTGTTAGCGCCTTGGACTTGCGACCGGCACCGACCCTCTGGCCGCCCCTGGCAGTTCCGTCTTTTGCCATTTCTCCACCTCTTTTTCTGCATCAAAAAAGGACCGCAGATGCGATCCTCTTGCAAGTTCATGTTATTCATTTATATTCCGATTTTTCATATCCAG